GCAGGGTTTACAGGCGGTACAATCGTACCCATAGGCAGCAGTACGAGATTGTACGGCTGCACGTGCCGGCAGTACGTCGGCAATACCCGAAGTTCCGGAGCCAATTTTAAAAAAGCAGATAAAGGGTGTGGGATGAAGGTCAGTGGCCATTATTACCACTGACCTACATCCCAATCCCAAGTCAACAATCAGGTCAACATGTCCCAGTCAATGCGGTGGTGTTTTACGGTCAACAACTATGGAGATGCCGATGTGGCGACGATCCGAGCGTGGGATACACGCTACGTGGTGTTTGGATACGAGATCGCGCCGATAACCGGCACTCCTCACCTGCAAGGATTTGTGGTTTTCAAGAAGAATTTTCGTTTGGCGGGCGTGCGCAAGCTCGGCGTGAATGCCCACTGGGAAGTCGCTCGCGGGTCAAACGAGCAGGCGTCCAAGTACTGCAAGGGCGAGAGTGAGGGCAAGGAGGTCAACGAGTTCGTTGAGCTGGGCGAGCTGCCTCCCGCCCGTGGAGAGTCTGAGAAGGAGCGCTGGGCTGGTGCCCGCGCTGCAGCTGAGTCCGGCGACCTGTCTGAGGTGCCGGACGACATCTACGTGCGGTATTACCGCACCCTGAAGGAGATCGGCAAGGACCACATGAACAAGCCCGATGATCTGGAGGAGGTTTGCGGGCTGTGGCTGTACGGCCCCCCCGGCACCGGCAAGAGCCACCTCGCCCGTGCGGACCACCCCGAGGCGTACCTGAAGATGCAGAATAAATGGTGGGACGGTTACCAGGGCGAGCAGTATGTGATTCTGGATGACTTTGACAGCAAGGAGCTGGGGCACCTGCTCAAGATCTGGGTAGATAAGTACTCCTTCCTTGCTGAGACCAAGGGTGGCGCTATCCACATCCGCCCCAAGAAGTTCATCATCACCAGCAACTACCACCCCAGCGAGCTGTGGGAGGACAAGGCGATGCTGGGGGCGGTGCTGCGGCGGTTTGAGGTCAAGCAGCTCCTAGTCAGGCATGCCCGCGTGCCAGTAGCTGAGTAGAAGCTAAATGTGGTAGAAATACTATAAATACAAGAACATCGTTAGAAATGTATTGTTTATTACGTTTACTTAATTGCAGGTTATTCAATGGCATATTATCGTCGTAGTTACCGTACCAGGCGTCCCTCTCGTCTTTCATCCTACCGCCCTCGTCGCTACGTCAATAGGCGTAGGTTTTAATGAAGAACGAGTTCTACTATCAAGCTGGAAGTCTTATTGCAGCTGCTGTTAGTACTTATACTGGGCGTTCTCGAACGGTTACTCGAACGAAGACGAAGTCTGAGGAGAATCCGAAGATGTACGGAGCTCCCTTTATGACTCGCCGGTCCCGTTGGGGCCGGTACAAGAAGGTTACTACCAGATCTGTTAACCGCAAGGTTGAAGCAAATGAAGAAGATTTGATCCTGCGTTGGCAGGCTGTTAGTCGGTTCGGTTTCGGACCAGGCCATCAGCAAATCTCTACAGCAGCTTTAGGCGATGTTGTCCAGCCATTGCATATATTTGATCTAACCCAGTTGGAATTCAATGGTTCATTAGGCAATCCTTTGCTTGGAGGAATGTACTCTTTGGCCAGCCAGGCTGTGACTGGTCACAATCTGTATTATCCTATTAACCGTTGTCAAGATGTTGCAGGCGATCCCCAGCTTGGTCCAATCTTTACCAGTTTTCCTGAACTTGGTAATATTCCAGTAGGGGCGCCTCGCACTCAAAACGCAACGCTGAAATGGGTTGATTTGCGTATGAATTTGTATGGCTCCTATCAGGTGCCAATCAAATACAAGATTTCTATTGTACAGTTTCATGATGAGGTGTCTGTACCTGGTGTTACTGGGACAGCACCAAGAGCTATTAGTCAAATGGAGACTATGTACAAGCCTTTTAAGTATAGCAACCTGCTTACTAATGTTGCCCAGCAGGGCAAGAGCTATAGGACAATCAAGAGTTGGAATTATACAATCCAACCCTTGTCTAAGTCCGATGCCGCAGACGTTGACGACCCTGAGGCATTGCCCGCCCCGAATATCGCCGAGGTTAAGGCATTTATTAAGTTGGATCGTTATTGTGATTATGCCTGGCATGACGATCCGGTTCCGTCCTTTTTGCTAGCTGACAAGCCTAGCACTGATACATTTCAGACTACGGACGCCCAGATTTACGGATCTGTTTATCCAGTTAAGCGCTTGTTTTTAATTATTCAGGCGTTTAGTGCTGCTGAAACAGGTCGTAATATTTTGGTTTTAGCTCCATCTGTACCTGATACAAAGTGGAGTGGGTCTTATGATATTATTTTGCGCCGGAAGTTTAAAATTCCGCCGCAAATTTGAGGCCGCTGGCCATGTAACGACAATGCTATCTGAAAAGTGTCTTTCTGAAACTTGGGTACACAAAGAATAGGGTTTACGGTGCCCCCGGAGGGGGCCTCCGATTTTGACTTAGAATAAGGGGTACACAAGAATAGGGTTTACGGTTTCGGGCATTGCGCCAGCGGCGCACGCCCGCCAAAAAGAAAAATCGGAGTGAAAACTTTTTACTTACCAGGAGAGTACTTGTACTCGGTTAGAATGCGAGCTTCCTCTTGCATCCCACTTCCTCCACGATAGCCAGCTTGAACCACAGGCTGACGTATCCGTCCGACCACACGTGGAGGTCCACCTCCAGCGGCGTGATGAGTACACTCTTCATCTGGCGCGGCCAGACTCGGGAGTAGTGCTTGCCCTGGGTGGCCGCGGCGGAGCTGGGGGACGGGTCCATGGTATGATTATGGCGGTTGATCTGCCTGTCGATTCACAACCGGTTGATGCTTGGGCCCATGGCCATTGCTTCCGGGGCGAAGGGTATTGCCGGCGTACTGCCGGCACGTGCAGCCGTACAACCTCGTACTGATGCCAAGGGGTACGATTGTACCGCTAGTATACCCTGCGGTATGGCCCCGGAAGCCGCGCAACCCACCATCGCTGTGCGTGGTGGGGGCGAGGCCTTGGGAGCCACCACCACGCACTGCGATGGTGGGTTGGCGTGGCGTCCGGAGCTGTACAGCAGGGTTTACAGGCGGTACAATCGTACCCATAGGCAGCAGTACGAGATTGTACGGCTGCACGTGCCGGCAGTACGTCGGCAATACCCGAAGTTCCGGAGCCAATTTTAAAAAAGCAGATAAAGGGTGTGGGATGAAGGTCAGTGGCCATTATTACCACTGACCTACATCCCAATCCCAAGTCAACAATCAGGTCAACATGTCTCAGTCAATGCGCTGGTGTTTTACGGTCAACAACTATGGAGATGCCGACGTGGCGACGATCCGAGCGTGGGATACACGCTACGTGGTGTTTGGATACGAGGTCGCGCCGATAACCGGCACTCCTCACCTGCAAGGATTTGTGGTTTTCAAGAAGAATTTTCGTTTGGCGGGCGTGCGCAAGCTCGGCGTGAATGCCCACTGGGAAGTCGCCCGCGGGTCAAACGAGCAGGCGTCGAAGTACTGCAAGGGCGAGAGCGAGGGCAAGGAGGTCAACGAGTTCGTTGAGCTGGGCGAGCTGCCTCCTGCCCGTGGAGAGTCCGAGAAGGAGCGCTGGGCCGGCGCCCGCGCTGCAGCTGAGTCAGGCGACCTCTCTGAGGTGCCGGACGACATCTACGTGCGGTACTACCGCACTCTGAAGGAGATCGGCAAGGACCACATGAACAAGCCCGATGATCTGGAGGAGGTTTGCGGGCTGTGGCTGTACGGCCCCCCCGGCACCGGCAAGAGCCACCTCGCCCGTGCGGACCACCCCGAGGCGTACCTCAAGATGCAGAACAAATGGTGGGACGGGTATCAGGGCGAGCAGTATGTCATTCTCGATGACTTTGACAGCAAGGAGCTGGGGCACCTGCTCAAGATCTGGGTAGATAAGTATTCCTTCCTTGCTGAGACCAAGGGCGGAGCCATCCACATCCGCCCCAAGAAGTTCATCATCACCAGCAACTACCACCCGAGCGAGCTGTGGGAGGACAAGGCCATGCTGGGTGCTGTGCTGCGGCGGTTTGAGGTCAAGCAGCTCCTAGTCAGGCATGCCCGCGAGCCGGTAGCTGAGTAGAAGCTAAATATGGTACAAAATACTATAAATACAATGAAACGTTTAGAAATGTATTGTTTGTTACATTTACTTATTTACAGGTTATTCAATGGCTTACTATCGTCGTAGCTATCGTACCAGGCGCCCATCTCGTCTTTCATCCTACCGCCCCCGTCGCTACGTTAACAGGCGTAGGTTTTAATGAAGAACGAGTTCTACTATCAAGCTGGATCACTTATTGCAGCTGCTGTTAGTACTTATACTGGTCGTTCTCGTACGGTTACTCAAACCAAGACTAAGACTCAAGAGAAGCAGAAGATGTACGGAGCTCCCTTTATGACTCGCCGGTCCCGTTGGGGCCGGTACAAGAAGGTTACTACCAGATCTGTTAACCGCAAGGTTGAAGCAAATGAAGAAGATCTGATTCTGCGCTGGCAGGCAGTTAGTCGGTTTGGATTTGGTCCAGGATATCAGGCGATTTGCACCAGCAATTTGTCTAATATTTTGCAACCGTTGCACATATTCGATTTGACCCAATTCGAACACAACGGCAATGCAGGCAATCCTTTGTTTGGTGGCATGTATAACATGGCTACACAGCTGACAAGTGGTGATAACATCTTTTATCCCATTAATCGTTGTCAGGATGTAGCAGGTGATCCTCAAGTTGGACCTGCTTACATGAGTTTTCCTGAAATGGGAAACCTTCCCCCTGGTGCACCAAAGGTGGAGAATGCGACTCTGAAATGGGTTGACCTGCGTATGAATCTATATGGTTCGTACCAAGTCCCTATTAAGTTTAAGATTTCAATTGTACAGTGGCATGATGAGATATCGGTGCCAGGGTTTTCAAATAATGCTCCTAGAGCTATTAGTCAATTTGAAACAATGTACAAGCCTTATAAGTATAGTAATTTGCTTACTAATGTGGCACAGCAGGGCAAGAGTTATAAGACCATCAAGAGTTGGAATTATACAATTCAACCACTTGCTAAGTCTGATGCTGAAGCGATTACTGACGAGAATGCATTTTTAGTAATGCCGTCTCCTCATGTCGCCGAAGTCAAAGCTTTTATTAAGTTGGATCGTTATTGTGATTATGCATGGCATGACGATCCAATTCCCTCTTTTTTGACAGCTGACAAGCCTACTACTGACACGTTTCAAGTGGCAGAGCATGAGATACGCGGATCTGTTTATCCGGCGAAGCGTCTATTTTTGATTATTCAGGCATTTAGTTCAGCAGAGACTACCAGGAACATTACAGTGGATGGCCCTTCTGGCGCAGACACTAAGTGGGCCGGTTCGTATGATATTATTTTGCGCCGGAAGTTTAAGGTTCCGCCGCAGATTTGAGGCCGCTGGCCATGTAACGACAATGCTATCTGAAACGTGTCTTTCTGAAACTTGGGTACACAAAGAATAGGATTTACGGTGCCCCCGGAGGGGGCCTCCGATTTTGACTTAGAATAAGGGGTACACAAAGAATAGGGTTTACGGTTTCGGGCATCGCGCCAGCGGCGCATGCCCGCCAAAAAGAAAAATCGGAATGAAAACTTTTTACTTACCAGGAGAGTACTTGTACTCGGTTAGAATGCAAGCTTCCTCTTGCATCCCACTTGCTCCACGATAGCCAGCTTGAACCACAGGCTGACGTATCCGTCCGACCACACGTGGAGGTCCACCTCCAGCGGCGTGATGAGTACACTCTTCATCTCCCGCGGCCAGACTCGGGAGTAGTGCTTGCCCTGGGTAGCTGCGGGGGAGTTC